AATAATAATAATAATAATAATAATAATAATGACAATAATAACAATAATAGTAATAATTCAGATAAACCATTAATACCTAATAGAGATATAGAATCTAATTAATTCTTTTTTTTTCTTTCTCATATTTGATTATTTCTTCATCATTTTCTAAGCATCCTATTTTAGGTATCCATACACATTCTTCATTTCCTTCACACCCGGGTGCTGGTTTAGTTTTTTTGTATGTACGGCATTTATGTTTTTGTTTGACTGGTTTTTTCCTAGGTTTAGTTGATTTTTGTGTCTTAACTTGTGATTTTGCTGGTTTAACTGTATCTTTATTAGATATTTGTCCGTCATCATCAAAACATCCTTTTTTCGGTATCCATTTACACCCGTCTACACCATTACATCCCGGTGGCGGTGATTTCATTCTGTATTTTTCACATTTTCCTTTCGGTTTAATATTTGTTAATTTATCAGAATGACTACTACTACTACTGGAATATGATGATGTTTCTGATATATTTTCAGATTTATCCGGTTCAATATCTTCTTGTATTTTTTTATCTATATCAGATGACACATTAGATGAAATATCAGAATAAGAACTTAAATTATTTAGATCCTTACTTAATGACATCAGTGGAGATGATGATAATCTTTGTGATCTTCTCAATGATTTATTTGATCCAGACGATGATTTCTTAGATGGTGATTTATCTGATGATGGTTTATCTGATGATACTTTATCTGATGATGGTTTATCTGATGATGGTTTATCTGATGATGATACAGATACTGATGATGATTTCTTAGATAATGGTTTATTTGATGATGGTTTATCTGATGATACTTTATCTGATGATTTATCTGATGATGATTTCTTAGATAATGATTTCTTAGATGGTAATTTATTAGATGATTTATCTGATGATGGTTTATCTGATGACGATACAGATACTGATGATGATTTCTTAGATGATGATACAGATACTGATGATGATTTCTTAGATAATGATTTATTAGATGATTTATCTGATGATTTATCTGATAATGATTTATTGGATGATGATTTCTTAGATGATGATTTAGTTTTAGGTGTAGGACCATCTAATTTATTATATCGTTGAATACCAACAATCAATGCTCTACTTATAGGATATAGTAAATCATAATGATGTCCGCCTTGACCACCTACTTCATTAACATTATGAAATAAATAAATATCATTATCACGATTATTTTCATTAATAGTAAATCCTAAACCCAATGTAGTATAATTATTTCCTTCAGATTTATATACATTAATATTGCGATTTAATACATGAGATAAAGCACATATTTCAGATTGTCCTCCATATGATGATTTCTTACGCATGTATTCTAAATATTGATTTACAGTTTTAACTGAATTAGGTAAACCACCACTATCAATAGAATCTTCTATATCATCTTTAATAGTGAGTCCTGTAGGTGGTATAGGTCTATCTAAATTCTGTTTCAACCATTCAACCGATTTTAATCTTAAATCTAACGATAATTTATCTATTTCTTTCATATTTAATTTATAAGTAAATGATTGTCTATCAGATATTTTAATTGATGAATCTAAATGCATATTCTGTGCTACTGAATTAAAAAGACAAGCACCATTTCCAGCAGCTCTAACATATGTAACATCATCTTCATCAATATTTTCTTTTCTAGACATTATAAATTATATAATAAAAAAATATTTATATATCTATGATAATATTTTAAACATCTTTATAATGATTAGGTATATCTGATAAATCTTCACATTTTTTACATAGACATTGTCCATTATCTTCTATATTGATTCTAAGATAAGGATTTACACATGACATACAGTACTTTAGAGAATGTTTTTCTCCATCCAGAATAACTGAACAATTTGGTCCAATACATGCTCCTGCGATATGACAATGAAAGAATTTATCACAAGAAGCACAACTTGTTTTAATAGCATTATCACCTATCTTGAATAATTCGTGACATCCACCACATGCCAGTATTTCAGAATTAAACTTGTCAATAAATTGTTGCCTCTTTTCTGATTCTTCTTTAAGTTTAACTTTATTTTCAGTTCTTTTCTTTCTAGCAGTAGTTAATGGATATATAGTTTTACATCTCTTATTTTTGAGAATAGATCTTGGTTCGAACACATCTTCAAGATCTTCAACGCGGGTTTTCTTTCTCGCGCAACAAGACATTAATATTTTAATAATCGTTTTTCTTTAAATCAAATTTATTTAAAAAGATATTTATAATATATATTGAAGTATATAAATTATGCCAAATACCAAAGGTGGTAAGAAACATAAACGCAATAAAAATCAATCTTTTAATGAAAAAACTCTAAGATTAAAAGAAGAAGGTCAAGAATATGCACAGATTACAGCATGTCTTGGAAATTGTCGTTTTACAGTGATGTGTTTTGACGGTAAAGAACGTTTGGCAACAATGTGTGGTGGTATGAAGAATAGAAAATTTGTTAATCAAAATGATATTGTTTTAGTATCTTTACGTGATTGGCAAGATTCTAAATGTGATATTATTGATAATTATGATGAAAATTTAACAAGAAAGTTAAAAGATAAAGGTTTAGTCCCTGATTCCATCAAATTAGATGTTGATAAACAATATTCCTCTGATGATGAAGATAATATGGGATTTGTATTTTCAACTGATATCCCAGTTTCAGATGATGAACTAATCGATCCTTCTTCGGATGAAGATTCCGAAGAATCAGATGATAAAATTGATATTGATGGTATTTAATCAAAATCTAATTTAATTTTATGTGATGATGTATTTAATCCGCGTGATGCTGATTTAGATAATTCTTGACGAGGTTTTCTTTCATAACTTTTTTTTAATTTTTTGTTATTATTATAACATATATTCATATCTTCTTCTATATCTTTATAATGTAATAATATATAATCTGTTATCATATTATCTAGAGCCCATTTAAAGAAATTAAGTTGTCCCAATGTTGTTTCGACTTTATATTCTTTACATTCAAAATTTAATCTATCTCTACGACAAAAAGGATCAAACTTCTTTTTAGAATATGACTTTAATTGTGATTTATAAGCATGATATATATTTATTTGTTTATGTAATTTATTTCCATATGAATCAAATGTTAATTCACCATTAGATTTCTCATATATCTCATAAAATATATTATTCTTTTTAGAATAATTAGTCACAAACCAGTCAATTATTCTAAGAGATATTCTTTTATCACCCTGAATGTTATCATAGAATTTATTTATATTATTATTTGTATTATAATATCTTTGTAATGAATCATGTAAAACGCTATTCATATCTATTTAATTATATAATCTCTTTAAATATTTTAAAATTTAAACGCATCTATTTAAAAATAAATAGATTATAAAATATTATGTCACTATTATACAGATTGATTCCTTTAAGAGTTTTAAGAAGAACAAGTGGTGTAAAATTTGATGAGATTGTACCTTCTGATCTTCCTAAAATAAGTGGTATTGATAGAGTTATTCATAAACCTAATAGTATTTCACCAGGACCAATTGAAGAATCAGTCCCACCCGTAAAAAGGCCATGGTATATGCATCCTGGACAGGATGATAATCTTATGGTATTACAAGGGACTAGATACATTGATGTTTTTAACCCAAACACTAAAGAAAAAGCATCATTTATTGTATCGCCTGATAAGGTTTATAAAAATGATAAATTATATTTTGATGGACCTGCTATGATTGTATGGCCGGCTGGTATTTTTCATAGAATAATTAGCGGAGATGAAGGAAGTATTAGTATTAATATGTCTACAAGAAATAACAATTTCAATTTAGATGATAATTTTAATATATATGATTTAAATATTTATTCAGGAGATTATAGAATTATTAAGGATGGTAGTGAAGATCAACCTGATCTTATTTATAAATATCCCAGTGATACTATTAAGAAATTATTCAAAGATAATTAATTTTATATTTATATTTTTGTAATAATAAAATAGATTCATCATTATTAACTATAACTATAAACATGAATATAATTATTAATACTAAAATTATGAATATATTCATTTTATAAATTATAATGTATTTAATCAAATTTAAACGTAAATTTTTTTCTATCATTTAATGTTTTTATTTTAGTTCGTTGACCGAGAAATTTAAAATATCTTTCTGCTAATTTATATTCCTCAGGTTTCTTTTTCTTCAATACTTTTAAACGAACTCTAAGAATCATACCTACCTGCCATATTCTTTTATGAGGATATTTCTCTTGTTTAAATAATCTTTCTAATTTTCTAATTGTTCTTTTTACATCTGTAAGAGTAGTGTATTTAATAGGTATAGTATCAGATGGATCTTTATCTATATAAACATCAAAAGATTTTTTGGGATTATTTGGATTAAACAAAAATTGTTTCTTAGAACCACCCTTAATAGTTTTCTTTTTAGTTTTCTTTATAATAATTTTTTTATATTCTTTTCTTATTTTAGAATTAGTTGCCGTTTTTATAACACGTGGTGCTTTACCTTTTTTATATGATTGATACCATCTATCTTGACACAAACACCATCTATCACCAGGTTTTAATCCAGGAAATGATGAACTTGGTGTAGTTAAATCATTACCATCATCCTTTGTTGATTTTAAAAATCTTTTATTCATTTTAGCACATATTAAATGTGATCCTGAATCAAATTCATCAGTACTGCAATATCCTGATCTATTATACCCTGTTACTGGGTCGGTTGAACACACTTTTAATTGTTTATTATATAAATTAAGTTGATTTGATAATCCTCCACCTTTTTTAGTTTTACAATCTTTATATGGTGCACAACTCGCTCTCATTGTGAATCCTATAATTTTATTCATACATCTTTTTTTACTAAATTTTCTAGGTAATTTAAATTTCTTATTATCAGATTTTCTAATACATTCTTTATCATTTTTTGTTGCGTGACAACAATTCACCATAAATATTATATTATATATAATATAAATTATATGTATGATTATAATTATAAAAAACAATTAAATGATTTAATATCAGTTGATAAAAAACGTTTCAAAGAATTAACAGAAATAATACAATATTCTATTATATATATAATTGTTTGTTTAATATTTGGTATAATTCTTAATAAAATTTCACCTGATCCAGATGAAAATGAGAAATCATATATTATATTTATTGATTTAATTATTCAATCGATATTAATATCATTATGTGTTTATTATATTAGAAAAATGTGTCATTTAATTCCTCCATTTTTTAATATAAATACACATACATATGCTTATAATGGTGATATTATGATAGCCATAATATTTTTCACAACACAAACAAAAATACCACGCAAAATAGATATTTTACATAAAAGGTTTAAATATAAAATATAACGTGATAGATAAAAAAATATATTGTTTTAAAATTTGTAGATAAATTAAATGTAGTAATAATAAGAATAAGTCTCTTATATAACCTATTGTAGATTAAATTTTTGTTTATATTTTTGAATAGATGCTCTCAAAGTAGGTTCTCCCCATAATATATAACGAGATAATGATCCAGCACTCATATAATTATTCCAACTTTCTCTACCTCTGTGTCTTGTTAAATAACGTCGTTTTCTTGATTTATTTTTATGTTTTGTATAATCACTCATACCTGCCGCACCAAAATGAGTTGTTTTCACTTTCTTCTTTCCATCATAAAATATTGCCATATATTTCTTTTTTTCATTAGTTGATTTCTTTATCACAACTTTCATTATATTATTTCTCTATAAAATAAATACCTTGTAAATAAGCATCTGCTAAATCATCTTTTTTTTTAGAATCTGTAAATAATTCTATAAATTTATTATCCTGATTTAATATCATATTTTTAGTATATTCAACCGACAGATATTTATTCTTTTTATATTTTTCTTTTATATCACATTTTACAGGTGGTCCTTTATAAACTTTTAATTTATTACGAGCATTTATCATATGGACTTGATCAACAGGTTTATCTTTAGTAGCACCTTCAATCATAAAATAACTATATAAAATCATCTGAACAGTTTTCATTACAGGATTTTTCAACGCAGGTTGATTTTCTATACATATT